ATGGGATATTCCGGCTCGCTAAAATCTATAGCCAGATCTCCAGGGATATTTATTCCGTTAGCGCCAGCCACAGCCTTTTCGATCTTAAAAATTTCCTTTTCGTAGATATTCCACAGCTCTAAGTCGTCCTGGTAATCCTCAAATCTCTCCAGGTCTTTTATTTTTAGAGCGATGCCGCTACTGGGCCTATCGGCTCCGTTCTCTTCAAAACTTACGTAAAGGTGATTATTTTGGGCGGTTAGATCCAGCATTTGCCGAATTAATCCCATGGCTGAGTCCAAATTTCCTTTGGGAGAGAGAATCTCTATGTCTACACCCTCCGGAACGATCATAATTTCGTCGGATCCGGCGCGGCTAAGGTTCTCGTCTGAGTACATCCCTGTAATTGTGTACTGGCCGAACATTTGAAAACGCATACCTAAATTGGCCTCTGTAAGTAGAATATTCATTAATTCATTACAGGAAACAACGTCGTAAGCACCGCCCACAAAAAACTCGTCTAGCTGGTTATCTCTATGGGTAAAAACAAACGGTAAGACGCCGTATCCGTGCTGGATCTCTTCTGTAACGTCGCCATGCTCGCTGTATACGACGTAATGCTCCGCGTCCCAGTAGCAGTAACTTAACTCCTGGGTCTTGCTTGCATCATATACCGGCTGCATCATGGGGTAGGTAATAGCTATCGGATTATAGGGATCGTCCCCGAAGGAGCAGTCGAAATAGTATATCGGTATATAATTAAAATGCGGATCCGGGTCTGATCTAAAAGAAATGCGGGTAGCCAGGGTGCCTAGTAGCCTGGTCATTTTCTCTATGTGTTTCATCTTTAAATTCTTTAAATATGATAGATCCTGGTACTGACCCTTCACGTTCCGGACAGCGCCCAGGGTGTAGATTCGGCTCATGCGATCAATAAAACGCCTGGTAATATTAACACAAGCCGGCGGCACCTCCTGGAAGGCCGCAGCATTAAATCGACGCTCTATATACTGGGTCGTATTGTCGCCAGAGAAATAGTCTAGGTATTTTCGTACCATGTCCCGCCTGTTCTGGCTGGCGAGGAGCTTATGCTCTTTTATAGACTGTGTAATTAGCTGTTCTGCATATTCTCTCATCGTTTGGCCGTCCTATATTTGTATTTTCTAATTGGGAAGCGATTTATTACGCCGTATCTTAAACAATCTGCACCATGTTCGGAATACCCATCTTTTAACGGCGCTTCCTTTAATGGCTGCCCATCGTTTCTCTCTGGGTAACGGTAACTTTCTAAATCTTCAATTAAACCGACGCAGTTATTATTTATGTGCAGCCGGCGCGTTCCGTCCGCCGATTTTATGTATCCGCGCACATGACTTACGCCGGAGGCGATGGATCTGCTCGGCTTGTCTCTTAAACTCCAGACCCGCAGCCCGGTCGCCTGGTAAAATAACTCCGACTCTCCAACGCCGACCGATGACTGTACCTGGTAGCCGGCCGGATCTCCGAAAACTTGCTGGATCCTATATTTTTTTCTCTGGATAAGGTCGGCCAGGTCGGATATTTTTAAATTGGGAACGTGGAGGATCTCGTCGATTATATTTATATGCCAGTCGTCATCCTTGGCGCCGTCGTGCCGGTAGGTCTGAAACCATAAAGCGGCGGGCATACGATAGCCAAAGTCCAGGCATAAATAGACTGGATATAATGGGATATACGGATAATATCCTGTATTTTTTTCGCGATCGAAGTCGGCATAAACCCGGCCGCTCATGGATGTAAAAGCGGCGCCGTACTCTTGAGAAAATGCCTCTTGAGATAAGGTGCTGGCTGCTTCGATTAGATCCTCCTCGTCTCTGCCTTTGGGGAAGGAATAGGTATTCTCCCAGGACGGGGAACTAAAACTGTACCACTCCTTACGGGTCTTGGCCATATTAAAAAGTTCCCAGAAATAATCGTAACCGGAAGGCGTAGAAATAAAAATAGCTTTTCCTTTTTTGTCTGATAGCGTAGGACGGATATAACTCTGCCAGATCCTTTTTAAATTCATCTTGGAGGCCTCGTCCATAATCACAAGATCGCAGCCGGCGCCTATCAATCCTTCCGGATGCTCCGCCGATTTCCCCTCGATTATGGCGCCCCATTCAAACTCGATATATTGATCGTTTAAGGATTTACGCCGGGTAGGCATACGGTGTTTAATTATCATATTGTCCCAAAGGATCCTAAAAATGCGTTCGCTGGTTCCGTAGGTAGGCGCCACAATCCAGACCAGTTTATTTTTTTGTGTAGCGACGACCTCCGCCTCCCTGGCTGCCGAGAAGGATTTTCCCCATCTACGCCCGCAATTTGCTACGATAAATCGAAATTTCTTAGAGGCGTTGTGTAATTTTAGCTGTCCAGGGTGCGGCTTATAATCGGTAAACTGAAACCATTTATTTTTGTATGCTGTAAGTTTTTGCATTTATATAGTGGAAATTTAGTCAAAATTCACTAAAATACGACTAACAACCTTTTAATAATGTAAAGGAATAGACCAGATGGCCGAAGAAATGATAGCCCAGGCGGGTAAAGAAACACAGAATCAGACCGATTCAACTGCGACCCAGACCGCGGACGTAGACTTTAAAGATCTCTATACCAGGGAAGTACAGAACGCGAAACTTCAGCGGCAAAAGAAACAGGAGGCGGAAGGTCGCCTGGCCGAAATAGAACAAAAGCAAGACGAGGCGCGAAAGAATAAACTCCAGGCAGACGGCGATTATAAAGTCGTTATCCAGGAGTTAGAAGAAAAGAGCGCTAAAATGGATGCTGAATTACAGGGGTATCGTAAACGGGACGACGCCGAACGGGCGAACATCCTGGAAGGTTTTCCAGAAGATGAACGAGATCAATTATCTAAACTAGATCTAGCTACTTTAAAATACGTAGAGAAAAAATCTACGGCGCAAACTGCGGAGAATCCGCCAGAGACGCCAGGGGTTATCAGCGGTAAGACATATAAATTAGAAGATGTCGACAAATTACCGCCGAAAGAACGCCAGGCGGCATGGGCGCAAATTACGAAACAGTACGCGCAAAAGTCGGCGAGATCTCAATAAATTAGGAAAAAATTATGGCAACTCCATCAGGAACTATTTTTGATACTGGCGTAACCCAGTATTTTATTCCAGAAATGTGGGCCGATTCTATCTATAAGTATTTCGAGGAAAAGCTCGTCTTTAAAAACCTTGTGGACGATTATTCGTCTATGGTAAAAGGTAAAGGCGATACGATCCATTTCCCCGAGATTGCTAAAATGACAGCAGCGAGCCTTACCGACGGCGCCCAAGTTAGTTATGTGGCACCAGCGGAAACCGAAACTCAATTAACCGTTAACCAGCATTATTATGCCGCAAAATTATTTACTGATGTTTTGGCTGTCCAGAGCCAAGTAGATCTTTTTTCAAAATACTCACGGGCCATGGGCTACAGTTTAGCCAAGCAATTAGACTCGTCTATTGCCGGCCAGCTTATTACCGTGAATGAAGGCGTAACGCTTGCCACGGATGACCAAATAACAGCGAACGAACTAGAAGGCGCTATCGCTAATCTTGGCGAAAACGACGTCGATTACACCGGCGGCGATGTTTATATGGTCGTTAATCCTACGGTATATGCAGATATGCTTAATCCAGGCGGAACCTTTGGCGCCAGCTTTGTCCGAGCCGACATTGCCGGTTATAATGCCGATAACAGTCCGATACACTCAGGACAAGTAGGCCAAACGATGGGTATGCCCGTATTTATGAGTAACTCTCTAAGTACCGGCGGTACAAATGTCTCGGCCGTGATCTTTCACAGATCGGCTTGTGCTGTAGCAGTACAGCAGGATTTACGCGTTCAGGATCAATACGATCTTGACGTTCTAGGCACCAAGGTGGTAGCCGATTTATTATGGGGCGTAAAGAAACTAGACGACTCAGATAATAAACGCGGATTTAAATTCACTAACGCGAGTTAGTATTTGATCTTTCTAACTATCCTAGTAGACGGCGGCCGTTTTTACGGCCGCCCAAACTGGGGATAAGGATAAAAATTATGACAGACGTTTGGGTACAAAGAACAGGGGAAGAGCCTTTTGCTATTAACGATAGCGGCGAAATGGGTAAGAATACCCTATCGGATGCGCTCAAAAATGGAGCAAAAGTCGTTAACAAGGAAAAGGACGATTCCGGATCTGTTAGATTTGAAACCGTACCGGACGATGACTGGTCGGTAAAAGAAATTCGTAAATGGATGGCCGGAGAAGAAATAAAATACGGCTCTCGAGATAAAAAGGCAGAATTGCTTGAAAAAGTAAAAAGCGCAATCAGTTAATCAGCCTGTTCACGGACAGCCAAGTCCTTTACTGGCGCCCTAAATAGAAGGGGATAAAATGGCAAATATGCACAAGTACAGCGCTAACGAAGCGCTAAATATACAATTAGGACAAAACGGCACCGTTTATGAGAGCGGAACTACTACCGTTTCTCCACCCACCGGTAAAAAAATCGTAGCAATTATGGCAGTCGCGGATGCAGTCTTTACGACACTAACGCCAGAGAACGCTACATATATGGGGCGTACAGGGACGTCGTCAGATTATAACGGAGACGCATTTTCTGACACCCTCAAAGCTGGCGATTGGATATACGGATCTTACAATAATTTTGCTTTAGCCAGCGGTAAAGTCGTTGGTTATTTTGGATAGGGGGATATAATGGCCAACGTCCATAGACACTCAGTACAAGAATCATTAAACGTAGACACTTCCGCCGGATGGTCGGTTAAATCCGCAATTACGGCCGGGACTAATGCCGCCACGACGAATACCGTCCACTATACCATCGGATCCTCGGCGAGCCAGATAGGCATATACTCTGCAGGGAATATTTATTTTAATTTCTCTACATCCACCTCCAGCACAAACGGAGACTGCAGCACTTCTAACGATCTAGTCCTCCCTGGAAACACAACCTTTTTTCTTAAAGTACCGCGAGGCCTGGGTGCGACAGTTTATTTTAATGCGCTGTCTGAATCTTCGGCCACTAAAGCTGTACGAATAGTGGAGATGTAAGATATGTCAATTAGCCACGGTTTCGCAGATTCATTAATTCAAGACATAGCCTCCGGCGGGACGATAACCGGCGACTTTCTCCTCGACGGAGACATGACCATTACGGGCGACGTCTCTTTCGGAGTAGACCAGACGGTAGAGGGACAATTTATTATAGACGTAACCAATAC